CGAATACACACTAAAGCAAAATTGCCGACACACACTTTAATCAATGATTTTGAAGGTTTGGATAAGAACTCAATTATCCTGTTTGAACAAATCCGCACCATAGACAAACAACGCCTGCGTAAATATGTTGGTATGCTATCCACAGTCATAATGGCAAGAGCCGATAAAGCTCTTGCCATTAGTATTTCTTTGAGGGAGGTCAATAATGAATGAAATTAAGGTAGATAAAAATGTAGCGGCTCTGAAACTCATTGAGATACTTCTTGAAAAAGGAATGATAAATCAAGCCACATATACAAATATCGTGAAACACGCAAATTCGCACATTTCACAGGCGGCTTGATAATCAGTACAATATATTCAGAAAAATGAATTGGAGGTATGCTTAATGAACACAGCAGTAAATGAATATAATTACAGATTTAAGCTCACAGATTATTCTCTGTTTGACAGAAACAGAGCCAGAAAAGTTGCTATTTATGGTCGTGTTTCAACAGAACACGAAGCACAGTTATCTGCATTGGAAAATCAGTTACAATGGTATGATGACCAAGTAAAATATCATCCGAACTGGACGGTCTGTGAACGATATATTGATGAAGGTATCACGGGAACACAGGCAAAAAAACGCCCTGCCTTTTTGAAAATGATTGAAGATGCCAAGCAAGGTAAATTTGATTTAATTGTTACCAGAGAGGTATGCCGTTTTGCACGAAATGTTGTGGATACCCTTGTTGTTACAAGAGAGTTAAAAGGCATAGGCGTTGAGGTGTTTTTTATCGACGATAATATTTGGACAATGGACGGAGATGGAGAACTGCGGCTATCTCTTATGGCAACATTGGCACAGGAAGAAAGTCGCAAGACTTCCGAGCGTGTAAAAGCAGGTCAGAAAATCAGCCGTGATAATGGTGTTCTCTATGGAAACGGTAATATTTTAGGTTATGACCGTGTTGGAGATACCTATGTTATCAATGAGGAACAGGCAGAAACGGTAAGAATGATATATGATTTGTATCTGCAAGGTTATGGCTCGATGAAAATCGCAAAGATTTTGACGGAGCGAAAAAGGAAAACAGCTTCTGGACTTATAAAGTGGAGCGTTTCAAATATTATGAGAGCGATTAAAAATGCCACTTACACAGGAACAAAGTGTTACAACAAATCCAGAAGCAATAACTTTTTAGAGCAGAAGCGAATAAACAATCTTGATATGTCCACTTATGAATATGTTGAGGGTGATTTCCCTTCTATTATTTCTCAAGAGATATGGGATAAAGCACAGGCGATAAGGGAAAGTAGAGTAAAACCTGTATGTGTATCGGCAGGGAAAAACACACATAGTAAGCGTGATTCACGAGATATATGGGTCAATAAGCTACGTTGTTCCTGCGGCTCATCATACCGTAAAAATAAATGGCATACGAAATTGGACGGAAAAACCTCTTACGGTTATCAATGCTACAATCAGCTTAACAACGGAATTAAACGGAAAAGAGCTGAAATCGGTTTAGATACTGAGGGATATTGTGACAGCAGAATGATAACCGATTGGAAACTCGATTTTATGGCAAAAGCTTTGTTAGAGCATCTCTGGACGGAGAGAAAAGAGTCTGTACTGATTGCGTTAGACCTTATTAAGTATTATTATAAGGAAGAAAAATCTAACGAAACTCAATCCGATACGGTAACGATACAGGCGAAATTGGATAAGGCAAATAGCAGACTGACTAACTTGATTGCTATGAGAGCTGATGGAGAGATTTCCAAGGACGAGTATCAAGCAATGAGAAGTCCTGTCGATGAAGAAATCAAGAAACTTCAAAAAGCACTTGATGAAATTCCACAGGAAAAAAGCAATCCGAAAGGATTGGATATAGAGGGTATCCGTTCCACTCTGAACAGCTTTATTGATTTTAGTGGTAGCACTATCAGCCACGATGTTGTCAATCAGTTTGTATATCTGATAACACCGACATCGGATACTACATTTGATTGGTATGTTAATCTGAATGGGACAGCAGATGTGAAAGCAACCTTTACAGCGGAAGGCAGAAAGAAAAACTGCATTATCAAATTGGAGGAAATCGAAAAGATTTCCTCGGTACATAGGGAAAAGAATGAGGACAATGCTCATTTCATTAAAAACCCCCATATTTTTACCTATCTGCACAGGCTGCTATCGCAAACAAGTAATCCACACAGGATGTATTGACAGGTAACTTAATACAAGTTTAAACCTGATATAAATTTGACCTTGCAGATTTTACTCTGCAAGGTCTTTTTTATCCGCAAAACAGAGGAAAAGCCTTGTAAAATCAGCATTTTTGTAAATAAAACAAGACTTTTATTTACACAGTTTTGTGCGGCGGTATTGATATAAAAATTCGCATCGTGGTTGATAAATCCCTTCGCACAATTACAAATCGCTATACAATGGGATTTTCCGATAACCTTTGAGATGGCAAGTGCCTACCAAAAGGCAAACGGCAAGTATTTAAGGCAAAATCAATGGGAAGACATCACAAGCGATGAAAAAAGTCAAGACCTTTTTTTGAAAATATTTATCTTGACAACGAAATTACGGTGAATGTTATTGACGATGGCGTATTGCTCCGTTGAGAAAACCGAAGGCTACACAGCCGAGGTCAATCACGATTTTTATGGGAGGGAGTAATCCTCCGTCCTTTACTTATTCGGGGGTATATGATACAATATAGGGAAGGTTGAACAGACCGATAAATCGGCGTTTGAAAAGTTCTTGAACTCAACACAAATTGTCATTTGTGTTGTTCAGTTGGTGTTTTAAGCCATGTATAATAAAATCATCAGATATGACAGGTGCGCACTGTCGCTGAATAAAAATTTATTATACGGAGGTTCAACCATGAACACAGACAAGATTTTTGCAGAATCAATCGCAAACGAATATGCACCCAAGGACACATCAAAGGTTATGGCACTTAGAAAGTTAGATGCAAGGGCAAAGCTCCCGGCTGCCATATTCACATATTCTTTCGGCATAATAATGTCGCTCGTGCTTGGCATCGGAATGTGCCTTGCTATGGGGGTAATCGGTGGAAGCACAACACTTTCAATGGTCGCAGGTATCATTATTGGCACAGTCGGTATCATCGGTGTGAGCGTAAACTATCCAATCTATAAGAAATTGCTTGCATCCGGAAAGAAAAAATACGCTTTTGAGATTATGACACTTGCAAAAGAAATCAGCGAATCAGACAAATAAAAACAAAGGGGGCGGTATTGAATGAATAAGTCGGAAAGCAAGTATTTTAATACTGCCCTTCTTATGGACGAGGCGTTGATACGGTTGCTTGAAGTCAAGGACTACGAATATATCACCGTTAAAGAAATCTGCGAAAAAGCAGGTGTCAACAGGTCAACCTTTTATCTTCACTATGAAACGGTAAACGATTTACTGTCGGAATGTCTTGAAAATATCAAAAAGCGTTTTTTGGATTCGTTTGCAAAGAAGCCTAACGATTTTATCGGCAGTATCGGAACCGTACCGCTTGATGATCTTGTCCTTATTAGTTCCGATTATTTAAGACCGTATCTGACTTTTTTCAAAGAGAATCAATCTCTGTTCAGGGCGGTATATAAGAACCCATCTTGTATGCAGACAGAGGCGCAATACAACGGTATATCGGACTTTTTTCTCCGACCGATTATGAAGCGTTTTCACATTCCTGAAACTGAGCAAAAATACTGGATTGCATTTTTCGTGAACGGCTCAATGGCTATCGTCCGCGAATGGATCAACGGCGGATGTAGAGAGTCGGTTGAGGAAATTGAAACGGTTATGCTTCACTGTATCCGACCGAACAACAAAAGCGGAGAGTTGCAATGAAGCAACGAATCAAGGACTTTCAGAAAACATGGAAAAGCGACTACTATTTTAGCACGGTGTTTTCGTCCGCAATTTCAACTTTAATCAGCATTGTGTTTGCGCTTTATAACGGTGCTCTCGAAATTGTATATCAATCGTGGTGGCACGGGTTAATCTGTGTTTACTATCTGCTTCTTGCTACAATTCGGGCGATTCTGATAGGAACAAGACGAAAGAATAAAAAAATAATACGCATGATAACATATCTGCTATTGCTGGTTATGGATGTTTCTTTGATAGGTCCGATTTATGTTATGGTGAGCGGCGAGCGAAGCTATACCTATGGTCTGATACCCGCAATTGCTATGGCGACTTATACAACATATCGCATCACAATGAGCATCGTTCATTTCCGTAAATCAAGAAAAAAGGACAACTCTCTGCTTTTCGAACTCCGAATGATCAATATGACGGACGCACTTGTTGCCGTTTTATCCTTGCAAAATGCTTTAATCATTGCAAATGGCGGGATGAACGAAGGAATGCGTACGCTTACTGCATGGACAAGCGGCGGAATATATCTTGTAATCGTGCTTATTACAATCATGTCTTTCATAAAAGCGCAAAGGTCTTGATAAATTCCAGTTTAGCGAACAGTTAAAAAAGAATATTTTACATAGCAGTCAAGTAAAAAACACTTGGCTGCTTTTTTTATTGTTTTTGCAAAATCTATTGATTTTACATTTGTTCTTGGGTACAATAATGCCAAATCACGATTTAGTAAATCAAGATTAGATAGCGTAAGAGGTGTATACATAATCGGAGGATTTTAATATGTCAGAAAATACAATCGCAAAGGTACTTAAAGGAATTGGAATCGGTACTGTTGCCATTGGGGTTGTAGTTTTATAGATTATCCTGCCAATATTTCAATTCTTTTCTCAATAAGCGACACAAGCATCTTTTTCATATCATCATTATACCCGATAGGGATTGTTTTATCCGCTAAATTCATCATTTATACCCGATAAGGTATAATAATAGGAAAAATATAATTAAGCCTAAGCGTTTGCAGAGTGCTTTTTATAAGAATTTATATTCACACAAAAAATGACAAGCTGAGATTTTTCAACTTGTCATTTTTATTTTTGGTCATGGTTATTTAATTATTTGAATGGTTTTGCAAAGCTGCAAAATTTATTAACATAGCTTGATTAAAATTTTAATCAGGATTTTATGCATTTACATAAGAAATTATCACATTAAGATGTAACGGAAAATCTGCTTTCACACGCTTTTCTATGAGCTTCTTCTCTGCGTCTGTTTTTGTATCCGAAATTTTAATATCCACACGGTTTCTTGTGGGAGCTTCAGCAATTGTAAAATTTTCCACACCGTAACCTCTGACAATTCTTTTGAAATCGTCGGGAGTGCATTTTCCGCCGACCTTCTGCTCAGATATTTTAAGCATTTCCCTTCGTTTTTCAAGCGGATAATCGGCATTGATTTTACCGACAAATCTTTCCCTTTCGGTAATTCCGCAGTTTTCCGCTGTGTCAATAAACAACTCCCGTTCCATAGTTTCAAGCATATCAAATTCCGTGTTCAAACCCTCTGCATATGCCAAAAGTTCCGCTCTGATATTTGATTTTGCCGTAACTTTGTAAAGTCCCGTACTTTCTAATTTGGTTTTCATCGAATCAAAGCTGTTCATCACTTCACCCCAATCGTAACTGTACCAACGGTAAAGCATTGCGACTTTGCCACCGTCACATCCTGCATATCCGTGTTCCAGTTGTAGTTGGTTATACAACCCGTGTCAATCAGTCTTGCACCGAGTTCCGACAATCTGAATGTTCCGCCGATAGGGATTGAATTTACATATTCCGCAAAGGCATTTTTGAGCAACTCCTTGACTTCACCTGAAGAATATCCATCCTCCGCATAGGCAACAACACTCATATTGCAAGCGGTACGCTGGGCATTCGCCACAATAACATCAACATTAAGCTCTCTCTGCTTTTCCAAAAGCGACTGAACCTTTGCAACAACATTCGTACCCAATGATGCATCCGCACCCGTAACATAGACATTAACCGTACCTACGCCCCTCACTTTGCCGACGGCACTCGCCTTTGCAACACCGTCAACCGTGAGTGCAAGCTGTTCGTAATATGCCGCATTCGTGCCGTTGGAGGTGTTTATATATGTATCTCTTATGCGTTTGCGAAGTTCATCGTCCGTTTCGGCATCGCAACCGCCCGTAAATTTCTCACGGTTTGTAACCGTTTCAATCTCTGTCGGCACACTCACGGGAACAACCGCACAACCAAGCCCGATATTACCGTTACTTCCCGCCTGTTCAGCCTCGGCATAAACACTCACAAGCGTGTTGCCGGCACTGATTTCTTCATCCTCGGTCGTAACAAATCGTATCGGCACAAGGTCGGCAGTAGCCACAACGCACCCCTTTGGAATTACAATATCGTGACTGCACGGCTGAGAAATATTGAAGGTAATTTCGCCCGTTGACTTCATCGCCTTTTTGCGTTCAATACCTCTCTGCGATGCGAGTTTATCAAGACATTCACCGCTTGCGCTCACTGCAAACATCTGTCTTTTCCACCATTCAAGATTCGTCTGTAGCTTAAAAATCTCGCCGGCAAGCACCTTGAGCCTGATTGCAATGTCGCTCACCTCGTTAAAGCTGTCACCCGTTTCATGCTCATAGGCATTCTTCATTCTGCCGTAAATTTCATCATAGGTTTCCATTTATCTGCACCTTCCTTGTAATATCATCAACCGTAAGGTCAATCGTAATCTGTCTGCCAACCGACTTAACGCTTGCATAGGTATTTTTCATTTTTGCAAGCGATTCATTAGCAAGCAGTTCAATCTGCTTTGCCGAGAGTGTTTTGTCCTGCAAAAGCACCTTTGAACCGAAATTTCTGTCATAGACAAATCCGCCGAGTTTTGCCGAAATGCAAAGCACAGCCTGTTGGAATTTTGCGTCACTCCCCTCAAGCAATACCGTATTACCCGAAGAGCCGATAACGATATCACCGTTTTTAATCATCGTATCCCTCATACTACACCGCCTTGCCGTTGATAAGAACCCTGCCGTCATTTTTCAACACAATACTCGCTCCGCCCTTTGACGAGAGCATAACCTCGCCCTCATCAAGTTCAACATTTTTTGCAAGCACGCCAAGGCTCACTTCACCGTTAGCAAGCGGCAAGACAACCGCCGACTCTCCCACGGGAACAACGCTTGCAAAGCCATACGGCACGCAACATTTTATCCCCCTGTGTTCTTCCGAGGAATCCACCGAAACCGTGTTTCCCGAACTTTTCACACCGCCCTTTTCGGCTTTCGGGGCGGTAATCGAATTTTTAGTTATGTAATTCATCAGCCACATCGCCGTTCTCCTTTCCAAGCACAACCGTTGTGCTTTCACCGTTTTTCCCAAGTAAATATTTAATGCTTTTCACAATCAAGCCCTCTCTTTTTCCGATGAGAGAGTCGTCAATCACAGCCCTTCTGCCGACAACTCCGCACAGACATTCTGCACATTCAAGCATTATTTCAAAGCTCTGCCTGTTGCCGTTTTCAATCATTCTGTCGGCTGTTTTTACCGCATTGTTGTCGAGAAAAGCGTTTACATACCTCACCCTTTTAATCCTGTCGGCAACGCAATTGTTGCTTATAACGCTCTTGTAACCGCCGTATTCCTCGGTGCGTAGTTTGATTTGCGAAATCACCTTGCACGGCTTTATGTACTCACGGAGAGATGTGTAGCCTACTCCGTTTCTGCCGAACACAATCGGCTTTGCACCGCCGTAAGTTCCGCACATCAAAGCAAATCCCGCACCCGTAATTCTCGGACTTTTGCCGTATCTGCCGTTGCAGAATTTTTCAAGCACCTGCCACTCGGTCATGCCCTTTTCAATTTTGATTGTGCCCATAAACGGATGTTCGTCACCGTCATATCCGACAATTCCGAACGGCTTTAAATGCCTTTTAAAAATGAACTTTGCCGCCGGGTTCACATATGTAACAGGCTCTGCCTCATTGTCGAGAAGTCTTCCGGCAAGACTTCTTGCACTCAGCCTTACAATCGCACCGTCGGTTCTCACAATGCTGACAATCTCGTCAACCTGTCCCACAAACACAAGCGACTTGCCGTCATAAGCCTCAAGCATATCGGCATTTCCGAACTTCTCGTCATACGGAACAGTCATCACAAGCTCATCGGCAGGCACATCGACATCTGCCGAAATTTCTGCCGTGAGAACATTTTTAATTTCACACCTTTTGCCGTTTTTATCAGTAAAAAAGTAAGTCAGCACAGCTTAACCCTCCTTGTTCCGAGGTTTTCATCGGGGAACTTAACATCGGGATTCAGTCGCACAAGCTCGTCAATTTTTACCCCTGTTTTGTATGCAATGTCCCACAGGGTTTGTCCGTTTTCACAGTCAAAATATGTAATTACCGTTTTCTGCTTTTTCTCCATAACCTCACGGAACACAAAGCTGTATTCAAGCACATTCGGCTTTGGCTCGCCCTTTATTTCAAGCTTTTCAAACACAGCATAAATGCTCGGCAGGTTTGGCACGGAGAGCACTTCTTTTCCGCTGTTTCTGAACACCTCAAACAGCCTTTCAAACTGTTCTGCACAATCCTCGCCGTACAGCTGTCCCGAACCGCTGATTTTCATATTCTTCCGCCCCATATCCTGAACGGAAGATTCGCCGAACGGACTTTTCATTTCTGCAACACTCTTGTCACATTCAAAGCTGATATTCTGCGGATTGTGATGCCACACATATTCACCGAATTTCATCGGCACCGGTTTCATAGGCTTTTCGCCTCCTCTTCTTCGTCAAGTCTGCGACTGTAACGACGGCTTTCCCTTTCAAGGAATTCACCGAACATTTCGGTATCTTTACCGCCGTTCTCAGACTCCGCAAGCCTGTAAAGTTCGTCTGAATTTTTATCATTCATATAATTTTCCTCTCATAGGCACTGATTTTCACGGTTGCAAGAATACTTCCGCTGCCTTGAGTAACGCTTGAAAATTCAAGCACTTTGCAATCCGTATAAATGATTTTCTTTTTTGCAAGGTCAAGTTCAAGACTCTTAAAGCTGTCACGCTCCAAAAACGGAGTTTCATCAGTAATCTTCATCACAAAGGTAAGTTCCCATTTATTTGAAACAATCCTTTCAACGGGCTTGTCATTGAAAAATTCCTTGATTTCCGTGAAGGAGTTCTTTCTTGTACAGGTTGCCTTTTCAACGCCGCCGAGAATTTTCCCCTCACATTTCAGCATGGCATTTCCGCAATTTTCAAATTCAAAGCCGTCCATTTAAACCTCCTCGCAAAGACAGAATTCCATATTAAAACTCACCGTTCTGTAAATTGCGTTCATATCGGGATCAAATTCAATTGACGCCGCCTCGCTGTGGGTAATCGTCTTTTCCGCATCGGCAGTTTTAAGTCCGAGAAGAATTTCACTTACCACTTCCGAAAGACCGCTTCCGTTCTCGGTTGCAGGAGCATACACCCTGATTTCAACTCCTGCATTGTAGCTTTCACCCTTGATAGACGGCGAAAGGTATCCGCCGATATAACTTTTCTCCGTTGACATATCTCTCACCGACACAACGGCAATCATTCCGTTCACGGGTGACGGTGCTTCATCAGAGCCGTATTCTCTTATAAATCTGACATTTTTCAAAGCCTCGTTTACCTTTAATCCTGCAATAATACGGTCAACCTGTTTCTCAATTCGATTCAAAATCATCCCTCGTTTCTTCTCTGTATGCACACAGAACAGCCCTTACATAAATCGGATTGTCCTTCACATAATATTTTTCGCACCTTTTAACAGTATATTTACCGTTTTCACTTTCTATTACGCTTTTTTCCGAATCAAGCAGAACATCGGGCGGTGCAATAAATAAAAACAGCTTTGTTTTTCTCATACCCAGTTTATGCCGTACACTGTCATAATTCTGATTGCTGTTGTATCTCAAAGGTGAAATAAAGGCCTTTGTCTTAACCGATTTACCGCCGTTTTTAACGGTAACATCACAGCCGTATCTGTTTAATATTTTCCCGATAGACGGTGAAATATTCATCATATCACCCCAAGCAAAAATTTTTCTCTGCCGATAAGGTCCTGCGACTTGTCGGCATATTCCCTCCACAGCGTTTCGGCACGGCTTTCGCCGTCCGCAGATGATGAAATTTTCAAATCACCTGCGGAAAAAGAAGAAATGCTGTCATCATTGCAAAGGGAATACAACTTAAAAGCGTAAACGGCACACAGGTTTTCAAGTCTTAATTCATCATCTTCCGAAAGATTTTCCTTCGTAACAATTGAATTAACATACACCACGGCATCGTCAATAATGCTTTTCCATTTGTATGTTTCAGCACCGTCAATACCGCTGTATAATGCAAAACGCTTTGTAATGTTTGCAATGTTCAAGGCAATCCCTCCTTAACAGCTCATCACCTTTGACGCCTCTGTAAAGATTTTTGAAAAACCGGCGGTACAGGTAACTGCGGCTCTTTCAAGCTGACGGTCAATAAGCTTGTCGTAATCTGTAACAACACCGCCTGCCTGAACCATTTCAAGCGCACAGTTTTTGTCAAGACCGATAATCTTACCGCTCTCAAGCTCAGGAGTGTGAAGAAGGCTTGCACCGAGAGGTGTAATCATTCTGCCCGTAGCCTGAAAATCAAGACCTGCGTTTGAATCCTGAAGCTGAGAAAGTGAAAGAATCTTCTGCATTTCGGGAGTTGACGCAAGAATTGTGTTGAGTTCATACGGAGCAAGCTCTGTCCAGAGCTTTAAAAGGTCCTCATATGTAACCTTGCCGCCTGTTGCAACATTAAGTGTGCCGGCGGGATTTTCATTACCGTCACCGTTCACAAGCACATCAATCGCATCTTTAAGCTGTGCTCTTGCAATATATGCGCCAATCTGATTGAGTGTTACGGTAAAGAGGTCAAGACGCTGAAAGCGAAGCGCCTCATATGATGCAACAAGCATTCTGCCACGCTTGTGAAGCTTAACAAGGTTTTCTCTTGTCTTAACCTCAGTCTGCGGAATCTTTGCACCCTCGCCGACGAGTTTAAGACTCTTGTCATCCTCACTCGGAACAGATGCAATACTGCGGTAATCCATACCCTCAATGTCTGTCACGGTTGCCACAAGATTTGGGAGAATATCCGCTCTCTCCATGCCCTGCATAACGGCTCTGCTCACATATTCGGGAAAAAGTGCCGCAGAGTTTGAACTCTGAAAAAACTTTTCAACACAGTCGCTGTTTCTGCCCTTAACCTTAATGTCAAAGCGTTTGAGCTGACGGGAAAATGCGTCAAGTCCCTCAAGTGCAGTACCTCTGTAATTTTCTGACGGATCAAGCTTTTCAAGTGCGCCCGAAATTCCGCCCTTTGTCTGATACATACCCTTTTCAATTGTAATATTTTCAAAATTTGCCATAATATCTTCCTCCTATTATCAAAGAATAAATCCGACCGAAGTGTCTGTTGAATCAAGCACAAGGTACTCTCTGCCGGTTGTTGTAACCGACACGCCGCCGACTGCCGTTGCAGAAAGCTTTTTGTAGCCGACGGCGATTTTCTTGTCGCTCTTAACCTTTACATAGCCCGAAAGCTGAATAACCGCATAACCGCCTCTCACGCTTACGCACACACCGCAAAAGTTCTCACTTGCGTCACATTTTGCAACAGTGCCGTTGTCCTTCATCTTAACAGGCACGCCTGCCTCTGTAAGTGTTTTGTCTGCAATAAATGTTGCGGCATTTTCGCCATAACCGTTAAAATTTACATTCATAATAATACCTCCGTTAAATACTGAACTGACCGTTTTCCACGGTGTTATTTCTCTTGTCCTGCTTGCGGTAAAGCTGCGGAACAGGCTCAAAAGCTGCTTTCTTTTTCTTTTCAAATGCTGACTTAAATTCTCTGAGCTGTTCAATTGTCATGCTCTTTGCAACGCTCTCCATTGTTTCGCCCGAAATGTCAGGCTGAACAAAAGCGGCAAGTCCCACAACATCACGGGTAAGGCTTTCACGGTACAGCACACCGTCCTTAGCCGACTTTTTAAGCCCGTCAATATATTCGCACAGTTTTCTGCTGTCGCTCTCATCAAGTGTAAAAGCCTTTTTGTTTTCAATGGCTTTAAGAATTTTCTCCATATCATTTTCCTTTCCAAAAAATTTGTGACTTTTCGTAATGCCTGCCCTCTTTTGTGACGGCACGGCAACAAAGCTCCATTCGTATGCGTCATACGGGTTCACAAGTTCACCGCAACAAAGCTTTGAGCCGTAAACCTCGCCCTTTTTGTGAGTACACATTGAGATGTCCTCACCGCACACATTGCACACAACCCTGCCAACGGCACAGCCAACGCTTACTTCCTTGATAATTCCGCTGTCAATCGCAAGGATAATATCCCTGTTGCTCTCACAAACGGGAAGATATGCCCTTGCCTTGAGCCTGTAGTAATCGTCACCCAAAGCCGTTTTCTGACCGTCAATTTTCTCAACCTTACAGCTGAAAATTCTTGCCGTCTGATTTTTGGCACTCGGATTGTGGTCAATAATTCCCGTCTTGCCGACAAAAAGCTTTTCAAGCTCATAAAGCGAATCTGTTGTAAAGCGTTCGCCGTCACGGTCAACATCGTTGTCACACAGCACAACCGAAAACGCATACACCTCATTTTTTGCAAGATTTCGCCTTGTAAAGCGGTTAATCAGTTCGAGTTCATCATCGCCGACAGTCTGATTTTCACCGTCAACAACGCCCGAAACACCGCTTTTAATAAGTTTGTTATCCTTCATTCTGCACCTCCGCTCCAATCTGTCTTTCAATGTTCATCGCATTTGCATTGTTAAGTCTTGCCTGAGAAAGCTCAACCGCATCCTGAAGATTAATCTTGTCCCACTCAATCTTAAAGCTGTCGTTATAACCGCACATTTTAAGATGAGCCGACACAATTTTTGTAATCACGGGTTCAAGCACTGTGCGGTAGTAGGCAAGCTCGCTTGTGAGAATATCCGCCTGCTGTTCGCTCATTCTCTCTGTACTCGACCACGAAATGCCGAGCAAAAACGGCGGAATACCAAGCTTTGCGATAATTTGTTCAAGAATATGCCTTACGGGAATGTCGCAGTCGGGCATATCGCTTTCAGCGCCGATAACCTTAACGCTGACATCGCCGACCGACACAAAATCACACACGCTGTCGCTTCTCATCGCCTTTTTCCACTCATCGGCAACCGCCTGTGCATTTTCCCTGCTCACAGCCGAACCGTTTGAATCGGGATTGAGAGTAACCGCAAAACGGATATCGCCAACCCTCTCCCAGTTTGTTTTTACCGACTCAAAAATCCTCAAAAGTATTGAGCTGACAAACGGCAGACCGCTGAGTATGGAAGTACCGCACACAGTACCCGGCTTGGGATTAAGCAGTGTTGCAAAAATCCTTTCCGGATGCTTAGGTTCTTCGGCTGTACCGTTGCCGAGTGTGTAAACCGCAAGCTTCAGCGGAGAAGAATCCGCTCTGATTTCAACATCGTCAAGGCTTGCATTGTACAATGCGCAAATTCCTTCACCGCCACTATCGGGAACAATCTCACCGACTGCCTGTCCGTAGGTGAGAAGCGAATCAAGATAGCAAAGCACAAAACTTTCAAGCCCCATCATTTCACCGTTTGTGCGGACATTTTTAACAAAGCTGTCGGCAATCTTCTGACTTTCAGCCGATGAAGTCACAATTTTGAATCCGCCGATAAGTCTGATAATTTTGCAGAGTGCCGCATCAATAATCGGCACAGACTCACGCAAAGTTGTGTACAACTGCCTTTCCGTTCTTGTCTGAACGGCAAATCGTGAGAAAATCGGCGAATTATTTCTCGTTTCTCTCAAAACGGTCTGCACCGTCTTTATGCTCTCGGTCTTTTTATTTTTTCTGCCAAGCCTCAAGCTGTTTCCTCCTGTCTTTTGGTTGCAACGGCAAAGAATCCGTCACAACCGTAAATTTTCGTGGCGACAAAATATCTTATGTCATCCATTGCATGATCGTTTTCCTTAACAGGTGCGTCACTGCGCCCCGAACCGTCCCAACGGTAAAGCGCAAATTCCCTTCTTGCGGCTCTGCAATTTTTGCAGATTCTGATTTTTCTGTCCTTCAAAGCCTGCGAAGTCTGTCTTATGCCGTTAATAACATTGTTTTCAGCCGACACAACTGTGTATTTTCCGTGTCTCCTTATAACCTCAATAAAGCTTGCGGCAGACGGATCGACAATCACACATTCGATTTTTCGCCCATCAATCAGCTTTTCAAGTCCGTCATAATGCTCCTCGTCGGTCTTTTGAAAGCCCTGAGTGCGTGAGTTGAAGTAGTATTCGTCAACCCTGTACCACACACCGTTTTTTCTGCCCCACAAACCGAATGATGCGGGATTTACAGTACCGTAATCGCACGATACCGCCCAGCTTTCAATATCTGACGGAATATCGCAGTACATCCTTTCATTGTCCATAAACGGATAAACCGCACCGAAAACGGCTACCCATCTGCCCTTTACGAACCTCTCGTAAAACACACCCGAATACAGACTTTCATACCGCTTGATAACCTCAGGTTTTAAGGACGGATTGTCCTGCATTGTAAAGTGCAGATATAACGCATTTTTGTCACCGCACTTTTTAATCCACTCACGGTAGAACCAATGCTCAGGAAATTCGGGATTGCAGTTAAACCAAAATCTTGAACCCGACACGGAACATCTTGCCAATGCCTGTTCAACGAACGACCTCGGCATCAACGCAACCTCGTCAAAAAGCACACCCGAAAGCGTCATGCCCTGAATGAGCGATGCGGATGACTCGTCCTTGCCTCCGAAAAGATAAAACCTGTTCATCACTCCGTTAACGCTCACGGTCAGAATATTCTGCGACAGCTTTTCTTCACACTTAAAACCGAGTGATTCCAAAATCGGAATCACGGGCGTAATCATATTTCGCCTTAAAGAACGGATCGTCTTTCCGCAAAGTGCAAAGTCCGAATTTGCAAAATCGTAAAAGCTCCACAGAATGAACGACAGCGACATACAAAAAGTCTTTCCGCTGCGCACAGCACCGTCACAGATGATTGCGTCCCTGTCACGAAAAGCCGACTCCCTGTTCCACCACGAAAGCACGGTAAGCTGTTTTTTAGAAAAAGCTTTAATTTCCATTTTCCCTGTCATTCACCGCCCTTGCGCTGTTTGAAATGGCATCAAAAAGCTGTTTTGCGCCTGTTTCATGCTCACCGCCTGCACCGAGTTTTTCAAGTGCCTTTAGCCTGTCAAAAAACTTGATTTCCATTGAACCGTCCTTCGGTCTTTTAATCTCCGACACAAGGAACAAATCCATTCCCTCAAGATCCTCCTTGCTCGGATCACTTTTGTAAAGCAAAGAAATTGCATCGCAAATGCTCCCGAAAGCCAACCGCTGATACCCTGCCGCCGCCATGTTGGCAAGAGATTTTTCTCTTAGCCGTGACAGCCGTTCAAGCTCGGCTGAAATTTCGGGACGGCAGATAAGCTCTTCCCCCTTCTGCTCACAATCCCCCGTGTAGCCTGCCTTTTCTGCGGCAAGCTCGGAATTTCCCGAACCGAGAAATAAACTGCAAAACTTCTTTTCCCTACCTGTCAATTTTCTGATATCTCGTCACCTCCGTTTTTCGAGAGGCCTTATCAACGCCCCTCACTTATACCTGCAAAATTCAAAAAAATTGCATACTTTAATGCAATTTTCAAAAATATTTTTAAAAATAATTATTCACAACCAAAAATCAATAGTCAAAGATATCCGCCTGATCCCCCTCAGAAAGCCGTCTTTTCCGAATCAGATAATAAAAAAAGGATTTACACATACAGAAAATCTGTATGTGCAAACCCTTTGCTTAATATTATTTACCACTTTTGTGAGGTAAAACCGATTAATATAATTGTCAGTCAAGCTTTCTTCCGCAATTCTGGCAAAATTCGCTGTCCTCAGAATTATCCGTGTAACAAAACGGACAGCGTTTTAAATTTACCGTTGCAACATTGTCATTAGCCGCACCGTTGTATGTCTGCGGATTTTGATACTGCGATTGATTTTGATATTGCACCTGATTCTGATAATACGGTGCAGTAGGCATTGCCGAACCTCTGTCATCAACGAATGTCGTATGTTTTATTACCCATTTTTTAATGTAAACAGAATAAAACGGAACAATAAACATCGAAATTATAGCATCAACAATAATTGCGACTATCAAATTCGGCAAAATATTATATGAATATTTTGTGGTCGTAATTGCCATAATAGGAAGAATACTAAGAATCAGACCGACAATAATCTCCCACGCAATCATTTTTCCGAAAAGCTGAGCGGCTGTACCGTTAAAATAAAGTCTTTTTCCGTTCACAACCGTGTGACTTGTTTCCCACCTCAGTTTAAGGCAGGACGCCCATGCCGCACCAAAACCGAATGTTATAAAAATAATAATTGAACAAAGTATGTTCCAGCCCATAAGTTGAAAACCTGTTCCGTCAAAATACGATTTCTGATATTCAACAGCCGGCGGAACGCCTATCGGTTGACCGTAACCGCCTTGATTATAAATAGGCTGAGCATATGTGTTGCCGTAATAATTTTCCGCCCCATTTTGAGCGTCTGCATATGTATTGTTGTTCACAACCCCGCTCAATTTTTCACCGCAAGATTGACAAAACACGCTGTCATCAGAATTCTCCGTACCACATTTTTTACATATCAT